TGCTAATCTCGCTAGAGTGTATAAGTATGAAATTGAAGGAATATCCCTGAGACGTATTAATAAGGTTCACTTATTACAAGACAGCACTGTAGAAAATTCAATAGGATTGGATCATTTCACTATAAAACTTGATATGAGTACTCAAAGTGGAACCATGACTGATAGGACTGGTTTTGGAACTTTATCATCCCTATATTTACCAGAGAGCAAAAATATCGGAGGAAACTCAATATCAATATCTAGAAATATTCAATATGAAATTATTGAACCAAATGTAACAACAACTAGTTTGCCAGGAACTTCTATAATTTCTTCATTCAGAAGTATTAGTGGGACAAGTGTATCCGGAACAGAAGTTTCATTTATAGATCAAGGATTTGAAAGAATTGCTCTTAGAGAAGTAAATTATCTCTCTTCCCCAAGATTAATTTGTTCAAAAATTAATGAGGAAGAATTACTCGATTCTCTGCCATACAACAAATCTCTTGAATTGAAATTAAACCTCGTTACAACAAATAATCGCCTAAGTCCTGCTATTGATTTGGATAGAGTTGGAGTGAATTTAACTTCACAAAGAGTTAACAATATTATTACAGATTATGCTTCAGATAATAGAGTTTCTACTATCATTGAAGATCCATCTGCGTTTGTTTATGTTTCCAAACCAATCGGATTACAGGTTCCCGCAACTTCACTGAAATTGATCGTGTCGGCATATGTTAATCAGTATAGTGATCTAAGAGCATTATATGCCACATTAGCAGATCCAAATGATCAACCCATCTTCTATCCATTCCCCGGATATACAAATCGCTTGGAATCTGGAGAAATTATTGATCTCTCAAGTAGTAATGGACTTTCTGATAAGAAAGTTGCCAATAACTCACTATTTTCAGAAGGAAGTACACTAGATTACTTTAGAGATTATGAATTTAGTATAGATAATTTGGGAAGTTTCAAATACTTTGCTATTAAGTTGGTAGCATCTTCATCATCACAAGCATTCCCACCAAGATTAAGAGACTTGAGAGTTATTTCACTTGCATAAAAATAAATTATGAAATATTTAAAAGTAGATGGTCACAACAATTTAGCAAGAGATACAGAAACTGGAGCTATACTTAATTTTGATTTTGATGCATATCAAAATTATATGAAAATGAAGGAGATTAAGAAAAGGGAAGAACAGAGAGTATCTAATTTGGAAACCCAAATAGATACTCTAAAAGGTGATTTGAATGAAATTAAAAATCTTCTAAGGGAGTTGGTAAATGGATCCAAGTAAAATTACACTTGAAAGTATGTCAAAATTATTTGAATATGAGAAATTGTCTAGAGATATAGATAGTATAGATGATACAGAAATTTTGAAAGATTATGCTAAAGCATATATTAAATTATACTTAAGTCAACAAGAAGTAATTTCTAATCTAGGTCTATAATGGCACAACCATCTACAAGGCAAGAACTAATAGATTATTGCAAAAGAAAACTTGGATACCCAGTTCTGGAGATAAATGTTGCGGATGAGCAGATTGAAGACCTTGTAGATGATGCTGTTCAATTTTTCCAAGAAAGGCATTTTGATGGAGTTTCTCCAACATATTTAAAATATAAAGTTACTAGAAATGATATAGACCGTGGAAGAGCAAAACCACCGAATGGTGTTGGTATTGCAACTACTTCAGCAACAGCAAATATAGTAGGAACCGCTACCACGTTCACATACTATGAAAACAGCAACTACTTACAAATACCACCAGATGTGATTGGAATCAATAGAATCTTTCACTTTGATTCCACAAGTTCAGTTACAAACAATATGTTTAGTGTTAAATATCAGTTATTTTTAAATGATATTTACTATTGGGGATCTACTGAACTTTTAACTTATTCTATGGTTAAAAGATATCTTGAAGATATGGAGTGGTTATTAACAACACAAAAGCAAATAAGATTTAATAAAAGATCAGATAGACTTTATCTTGATATTGATTGGTCAACACTTTCAACTGATCAATTTTTCGTCATAGATTGCTATAAAGTAGCAAACCCCAATGAGTATAGTAGAGTTTGGAATGATTCTTTTCTCAAACCTTACCTAACAGCATTAATTAAGAAGCAGTGGGGGCAAAACTTAATCAAGTTTAATGGAGTGAAATTACCGGGTGGAATTGAGTTTAATGGTAGACAGATGTATGAAGACGGTCAGCGTGAGATAGATGAAATAATGCAGAAAATGTCAAATACTTACGAATTACCTCCACTGGATATGATAGGGTAAAAAATATGCTTAACCCATTTTTTCTACAAGGTTCCATTGGGGAACAAAACTTAGTTCAGGATTTAATTAATGAACAGTTAAGAATCTATGGCGTTGAAGTTTATTATTTGCCAAGAGAATACATAACTGAAAAAACTGTAATAAAAGAAGTTATAGAATCTCAATTTACTAAAGCATATCCTATTGAAGCATATGTTGATACGTATGAGGGATATGGTGGACAAGGAACAATACTTTCAAAATTTGGAATTCAAGAATTAGATGATCTAACTTTAATTATCTCAAGAGAAAGATTTGAAAATTATATATCACCATTTATTGCTGGAACACAGAACACAAAATTAGCATCAAGACCAAAAGAGGGTGATTTGATTTATTTCCCTCTTGGAGATCGTTTATTTGAAATAAAATATGTTGAACACGAAAAACCATTCTATCAACTACAGAAGAATTATGTTTATGAACTGAGATGTGAATTATTCAGATATGGTGATGAAATAATTGATACTGGAATTGGAAACGTTGATGATAATATTGAAGAAGAAGGGTATATACAAACTTTACAAATGGTTGGATTTGGATCCACTGCATCGGCAATAGCAGGAATAGTCAATGGTGGTGTCAGATTAGTTAAAATTACAAATAGGGGTAGTGGATATAAATCCGCCCCAACAGTTCAATTTGGTGCCGCACCTGGTTCTGGAACAACGGCAACTGGTGTTGCACAGATGATCAGTGGAATTGTAGATTTTTGTGAATCTGATCCAAATCTTCTAAGAGTGCAAAGTGTTAGAATTACAAATCCAGGAAGTAACTACACAATTCCACCGAAACTTACATTTAAGGGTGGTAAAGGATCCGGTGCCGCAGCAACTTGCTTTATTGGTGATGGAATTGTTGGTATTATAACCATAACTAGTGGTGGATCAGGATATGCAGCACCTCCAACAGTTTCTTTTGCTGGCACATCTTCTCTACCAGCATATGGTAAAGCAATTATTCAAAATGGAACAGTGACTGGAATTGCAATAACAGATGCTGGTCTAAACTACATCTCACCACCACAAATAATTTTCAGTTCACCAGTCTTAACAGGATTTGGGACATATTTTTCAAATGAATCTGTTGTTGGTAGTGTAAGTGGTGTCACCGCTAGAGTTAGAACCTGGGATGCAGTAACTCAAGTTTTGCAGGTAGCAACAATAACAGGATCATTTGTATCTGGAGAAACTATCACTGGGCAACAATCTGGAGCCAATTATACATTACGAGGTATAAATATTAACAATATTGTTGATAAGTTTGCGGAAAACTCTGAAATAGAAGAAGAAGCAGATTCAATTATTGATTTCAGTGAATTAAATCCATTTGGTAATCCTTAAAAATAAAAAGTATCTAAAATGTTTGAATATTTTTACCACGAGATATTGAGAAGAACCATCATAGCATTTGGTTCTTTATTCAATGAAATAACTATAAAAAGAAAAAATGATTCTGATAATGTTTTTTCCGTAGTTAAAGTTCCATTGGCATATGGTCCAACTCAAAAATTCTTGGCAAGATTAGAACAATCGCCGGATTTAAATAAACCAGTTCAAATAACATTGCCAAGAATGTCATTTGAATTTATTGGATTAAACTATGACCCAACAAGAAAAGTATCACAAACCCAATCTTTTCTTAGTACATTAGTTGATGATAATAAGCAAGTAAGAAAAACATATTTACCAGTTCCATATAATATGGATTTTGAACTTAGTGTAATGACTAAGTTAAATGATGATATGTTACAAATAGTTGAGCAAATATTACCATATTTCCAACCAGCGTATACAGTCAGTGTAAATTTAATAGACACTATTGGTGAGAAAAGGGATATTCCAATTGTTTTGGAAAATATTAATATGCAAGATGATTATGAAGGTAATTTTGATACTAGAAGGGCATTAATTTACACCTTTAGATTTACCGCAAAAACATATTTGTTCGGACCTGTTACTGGCGCAGATGTCTCTGGAGAAATCATCAAAAAAGTTTCTCTTGGTTTTGTTGCTGGAGATACAAAAGGTGCAAACAGAGATCTTACATATTCAGCTGAACCAAAGGCAGTTAAAAATTATACAGGAAATTCAATAACCAAATTGTCAAAAAATGTTGAAACAGAAGATTCTAAGATTACAGTCGAAAGTACAATTGGATTACAAGTTAATCAGTTAATTGATATAAATGGAGAAACACTACAAATTAAATCTATAAATGATTATAATAAAGAAGTCACAGTTATCAGATCTTTATATAATACAGATTTATTAGAACACGTAGAAGGATCACAAATTTATATTATAGATTCTCAGGATGATGCTTTACTAGAACCTGGTGATGATTTTGGGTTCACCGGTTCACTATTTTAATCATGAAAATGTCTAAAAAATACGAAAAACTTAACGAAACTTTTAACACAGACTCAAAAGAGGTATCTATTGTTCATGCTGAAGTCGAATCTGAAATTGAAAAAGTAGAAAAAATATCATCCTCTGTAGATGACATTAGAAAAGATTATGAGTATTCTAGGGGGAACTTATACTCAATAATAGAAAAGGGGCAAGAGGCAATTAATGGAATTCTTGAACTAGCACAAGAAAGTGAAATGCCAAGAGCATATGAAGTTGCCGGTCAGTTGATTAAAAATGTTTCCGACGCAACCGAAAAACTGATGGACCTCCAGAAAAAAATGAAAGAGGTTATGGAAGAAAAACAACAAAAAGGTCCTACTAATGTAACTAATGCGCTTTTTGTTGGATCAACTGCAGATTTATCTAAATTCTTAAAAAGCCAACTTCCAGAAGAAGATAAATAGAATTAAAAATGTCTAAGTTCAAGTCTCATAAAACAGTTGAACAAATAGCAAAGAAGCATCGTCTTGATGTTTCTTTTATACAAAAGCAACTTGATATGGGTGAACCTATTGAACATGAACATACTAAAGATCATAAATTAGCAAGAGATATTGCTCTTCAACACCTTGATGAAATTCCAGACTACTATACTAGACTTAAAAAAATGGAAGCATCTGCAAAAAAAGAACATAAAAAATTTAAAGATGTGAAGGAATCTCATGATGGCGAAGAAATGAGATATTGTCCTTTATGTGATAAAAAGGAAACTAGATCAGAATGCTCATATGGTGAAAAAGCGTGGGATAAAGTTTCCATCAAAGATGAAGAATATTCTATGGCAAGATCGGAATTAAAAACTATTGAAGATGCGCTTAAAAGACTTAGTATGAAAGTTGGAAAAGGTGAAGGTAACTTAGAAGCGTGGGTTCAATCAAAAATTACTAAAGCAGCAGATTATATTGATACAGCAGCAGACTATGTGGATGGTGGTGAAATGAAAGAGGGTGTTGGATATACTATTAATCCATCAGCACATAAAACTTCTCAGAAAAGAGAAAAAATTAGAACTCTAGTGGATAGGGGAGTTGGTGGAGAAAAAGAAGTTGCTAAGAAAAAACTAGGATCAGTTGCAGAACTTCCCAAGATTAAAAACGAAGAAAAACTAGTTGATAAAATTGTTGATGAAATGAAGTGTTGGCCTGGATATAAAAAGAAAGGAACACAGAAGTTATTTGGTAAAAAATATAACAGATGTGTTAAGGCAGAAGATGTGACTATTGAAGATGCTGATGGAAATACTTTTGCTGAGGTTGTAGACATTATTAGTCCAGAACCAATTAAAGGATTTAAATCTCAAGTGAATGAAGCAAAGAGATTGCAAGCACAGACTGGAAACATTGTTCTCGTCACTCTTTCTTGGAGGGGAAAATATTATGGAATCAAAATGTTCTTCCCGCAGACCAAAGTTCCTTCCCGCAAAGAAATTGGAGATGAGATCCAAAAGGTTTATCCAGGATCATTAGTTGTTCATCATTCAGTTTCTGAGATAGAACCAGGTAAAACTTTAATACAACCACTAGGACCCCAGGGTGGTAATTATGGCAAACTAGGTCCTTCTAGGAGTTATATAAAACCAATGGGAGAAGAAGTTGAACTTGATGAAGATTGGCAAAAAGTAAATCGTCAAGATAAAACTGATGGATTAAGTTCTGCTGCGGTTAAAGCATATCGCAGAGAAAATCCAGGTTCAAAACTTCAAACAGCAGTAACCGAAAAAAAGCCTAAGGGCAAAAGGGCTGATCGTCGCAAGTCCTTTTGCCGTAGAATGAAGGGAATGAAGTCTAAACTGACTTCAGCAAAAACTTCAAGAGATCCCGATTCAAGAATTAATAAGGCACTTCGCCGTTGGAATTGTAATTAATAAGTAGGTTTTATTATGCCAAATGATTTTTATCTTGGTAATCCGCTTCTAAAAAAAGCAAATACGCCAATTGAATTTACACAGGATCAAATTCTAGAATTTCTCAAATGTAAAGAAGATCCTGTTTATTTTGCAAAAATCTATTTAAACCATTTGACTTTGAATCATGGATTACAACAATTGTAGGTGTATTCTTTTCGGGAAGGTTTAGTAAGACCATGTTCCGAAGAGCGCTCG